GCAATCTTGGTCGGCCCTTGCAAGGAAAGCAGCATCGACCGTAAGCTTGTGCCCGCTTGTTCTCCGCGTATGCCCGCCTTATCGAGCAGCACCAGCGCCCCGGAGGTTTCCGCAAGATCGTACCCCGCCGCCCGCGCAACCGGGCCAACGTACTTGAGCGAGTTGGCCATCTCGCCCAGCGTGCCGGAACTTTCGTTACCGGCTTTGGTCATCATGTCCACGACTTCCGCCGTGTTGGCCGCTTCCAACCCGAATTGCCCGAGAATGTCCTTAGTTACTTTGGCCGCATCGCCAACGCTGCTACCCGCCGCTGCCGCAAGGTTCATAACACCCGGCATGGCCGCATAAATCTCGTTGGTTTTAAACCCGGCCCCGGCCAACTCCGCCATGCCTTCGGCGGCTTGCCGTGAACTGAATTGCGTCTTGGCTCCCAAGTCCTCCGCTTGGGCTTTCAGTTTGCCAAGGCTCTCGCCGGTTATGTCGCCCCGCGCCGACACTAACCGCATGGCGGTATCGAAGTCGCCGCTTGCTTTAACGGCGGCTACCCCGATACCAAGAATGGGCAGTGTAACGGCGGCTGTAAGGCCCGTACCGAAGCTGGACATTTTATCGCCCACTTTGGCAAAGCCCGCAAACTTTTGCTCGGAGTCTTTGATGGTCTTGTCGATGGATTTCGACACGTCGGCCATACCGGATTCGAACTTGGCGATCTTCGCCCCGATCTCTACCCAAAGACTACCGAGTGCTCCTGTAAAACCTGCCATTTGTTAGGGAATAAGCGATTAGCTGGAAACTAAATAACGTCTTCTGTCTGGAATGCGGCTTCGCCGAAAAACATCTTTAACGCCGCTACTTGGTCGTCCACGGTATTGATATGCTCGGTTGGCGCAAACTGGCGCAGCGGGGCAATAACATCGTGCGCCTGTATGGCCTTCCGCCGCCCGCCTTTGCCACGCGGTACGGAGTTGGCTATATACGCGGCAATAATGCTGGACCTGTAATTCAACCGGTCCTCTTGGTCTAACCACCGCTCATAGAACACCCAGTACTGGCCCAGCGTTAGTCTGAGGAAGTCACGTCTACTAAAACCCCATTCGATATGAGCGAGGCTCCAGAGCCGGATCCAGTTGAGCGGCTTCCTTTCCTGTGCGCTGGAGCCTTCTGAGGGTTTTTAGACGGCATCCCGTCCATGCTTATAGCAAAGGCCTCGGCAATCAGGTGGAGCTGTTGCATCAGCATGCCAAGATCCATCATGGCCCCGATTTGGTGCATGGATAGCGTGCGCTCGGTGTCGTTGCCTTCGGCGTCGAGCGTATCCGAGCGCAGCCCCGCCCACAGCAGCGCCCGGATCATCTTAACGCTTGGCATCTTAGGTTGCGTGCCCGCCGCCTTGGACCGTTGCAGGTTCTCGCTAATCTCCTGCATGGTGTCTATCAGCGTGGCTCCCACTGCGCCTTCAAAAGCAATGTGGGCATTAACGTCAAAGTACATACGGCGCGGGTGCTCGTCTTCCACTAGCTGGACCGCGACGGACGGGATTAAATTATGCATCGGGTTCCTTGGTTAGCATGTCCATCAGTTGTTGTACGTGGCTGGTTGCTAGAGTGCCCTGGAGCCAGACAATCAGCGTGCCCAGTACATGCTCCAGGCGCTCTATGCGCTGGTGGTCCTCCATTAGGTAAGGCTCAATACCGGCTTCTGGCGGATGCGGAATACAAAGGTGCTCTCCACCGGGTCCGTAGCATTAATGACCGGGGTTTCCCAATCCCGAAAAAAGCCGTCAACCAGCATGTAGTTAATGGGGCTTGTGGGATACACCACGCGGGCGCTTACCGTCTGCCCCGTTTCAAACAGCTTGTACAGCCCACCCGGCAATACGCCGTGGCTCGGAATGTTAGGATCGAACACCACCGTGATGCTCATCTCACCGGGGTCTTTAAATCCGGGGATGAAATCCTTGTAATCGCTAGGCAAACCGCTGACGTTGGCATCGAGTGTTGTTACGTCCACTTCCTCAGCCGTAATGGTGGCGGATGATATTTCGCGCACCTGCGCGACGTCCACCCAAGTGGGCGGCGATGCAATCAGCGTTACCTGGAACTTGCCGCCTTTGCCGGTAAATTTAGCCATGTGTTTATCTCCCTTGTGAATCGGTGCGTTACAAAAAAAAGAGAGAGCCGTTTCCGGCCCTCTCGGTCCACTCTTAATTTGCTATTGGTATTCGAGCGGGGTGCCGCCTATAAACGCAGCGGCTCCAGCCGTAGCGGCCCCGCATGTTTGAACTGGCTTTCCGGCGGATAGATATCGCCGATTACCATGTGCCGGTAACAGTCCTCGGCCACGTTGCCGGGGTCCACGCGGTTATAGAATTCGTACTTGCGTTCGCGTATGGCTTTGTCGAAGTAGCCCCAGTGCAGCACGTTTACATCGGTGCGCTCGGCAATCTCGGCAAATGCCGCCGGTACGTTGGTGCAATGCAATGTGGTGTCGGGTCCGTACAGGCCCGCAAACTTGCGCATTGCCGGGTCGGGATCGTACCTCCACATACTCTGCCTATGGAACCGGCTGTACAGGCCATCCATGCGCACTTGGCCCTCTTTATCCCATAGGTAAAGAATCTTAACGAACGCGGCCCGTATCGACGGCCCCGCCTTGCGCCGCGTAAGCGCCCGGATTTTATCCGCCGCCCCCGGCTCTAGCTCCTCGTCGCCGTCTAGCTGGATAATCCAATCCGGCGTGGCGTGCCCGCTGTTAGCGATACAGTCGAGCAGGTAGTCTTTGTCGCGCACCTCGCCGAAGGTACTGAACGGGGAATCCACCAAGATCACCTGCGGACTTACCGATGCGGCAATAGGCATGGTCATGTCGGTGGAATGGTCATCGAGCACCCATACCTCGTCGCAAATGGTGAGCATGGAACGTAAGCTACGCTCGATCCAGCGTTCTTCGTTCTTAACCCGCATCATGCCTACAAACCGCATGGTTAGCTTTTCCGCCCCCAACTACGCTTTACGGTTTCCGTACCCGCCTCGGGGTCCACAACCGGTGGCGGCGGCGGAGCGCCCCGCATACCCGCCGGGGATTCCGGCGGCACCGTGGGAACCAACGGGATGCGCTGTTGTACCATCTCGCTGTAGCCGGTGGCATCGGTGTTGTTCAGCGTGTAGGTGGTGGCCATCATGTCGTAATAGATGGCAGCGGACGACGACGACGAGACGTTAAACAGTACCCGTATCTGGTCGCTGACCGACTTGAGTAAATCAAAGATTGCCGTGTAATCAGTTGCCATTGGTGCCTCCTATTGGCTCTCGTAAGGGAAGCCCCATTTGGCTTCGAATAGTTGCTTGTTCTGTTGGAAGCTGCGCCCCATGCCATCCGGCCGGAAGGTGCTTTTCAGCGCCCGGTGGTCCACAAAGCACCCGTCGTAAATCCCCAGCCCTAAGCCCGCCTTGCGCACCCGGTAGCTATAGTCGCCGTCCTCCACGCCGTAATCGAGCGCGTAGCGTTCATCAAGCGCCCCCACGGTTGTCCATACCTGATGCCGAATCAGCACGCAAATAAAGCAGAGCATGGTTGGTTCCTTGCGCACCCCGATGCCGCCGGTGGGTTGCATGCGCGGGTTGCCGGTGGAGTTGGTGGTGGCGCTTATAATGCCGAACTCCGGGTGGAGCGTACTTTGCCGGATCATTTCGCTGAAGCCGTTCTTGGTCTTTAGCAAGGCATCGTCGTTCATCAGGATTACGTATGGCTCCCGATCAAAGGCTTTCCACATGCCACGGTTGGCATTGCGGGCGAAGATAAAAGGCTTGGCCCCTTTCACCCGCGTTAGCTTGGCTTGCTTTATGTACTCATGCACTTTGCCGGTTTCGTCGTCGTCCACCACCACAATGTTCTTCGGCTCCAAGCCACGCTCATAGAGGAGAACGGCGGAAGCGCACTCGCGCAGGTTGTACACGTTGCGCGAGGGAATTACGACACTAAAGTCGTTTCGCATACGCAATCTCCTTCCGGCAACATGGCCGCAACCAACGCATACGGTGCCGCCATCCACATTGGCTCACAAAGGTAGTCCTTATTGCAGGTATTACCCGCGTGTATGCGGGCAATCATGCGGTCGCCCGCCGCTTTGGTAGACATGGCCCGCCGGTGCTGCGCGTTATAGATAAACGCGGTGTCCTCGGCCACGGCAAGGTCAGGGAACCGGTGCGCCTTCCAGTACTCGCGGGTGTACATCAGGCTTGTGCCCATGGCGTACAGTTCCGGGTTGCGGTACAACCACGCCTTGCGCTGCTCCTCCGCAATAAAGTACATCTCGTTGTAGCCAACCATGCTCACGCTCATCGAAAGCATGTAGCGGTGCTGTTCCATTAGGCGCATGGGGTGGCTCCAATCGTCGTCGTCCCAATGCGCCAGTATCGTGCCTTGCGCCCGCTCCGCGCATGCGTTGCGCATTGCGCCGGTGGTATACCGTGGCCCGTCGATGCGGTAATAGCGTATCCGGCCATCGCAGGGAACCAAGTCGGCAATAATGTCGGTCCCGTTGTCCAATACCGCCAATTCCTTATTGGGATAGGTTTGCGCCTGGAAGCACCGTATAGCCGCCGGAATATACCGCCGCCGGTTGTAGGTGGGCATTACGCAACTGACCAACGGATAGTTATACGTCATCGAGCGTCTTCCACTTGTCCTGTTGCGGGCGCTTGTTAAGCACCACTTCTTCGGTTGCCTCGTCCTCGGTGCCCATTGCCGCCGCTACCGGCTCCCGTGTAACGTAAGTCTGTACAAGGTACAGCACCACTCGCGGCGGCTCGGTGGCGTCCTCGCATGCCTCAAGGCGCGTAACACCAAAGCCGTTGTCCTCGGCAAAGCGCACAATGTAGTCCACGGCAATGCGGTCTAGCGTCATTTGTCTATTCAAAGGTTTCCACCCGCACCCGCATAACGCCGTGCAACGTCTCCACATCGAGGATTACTTCCACGTACTCGGCATTGCAGGCAACCGCCGTCTTGCCGTTGATCGGCGGGTTGGTTCGGTGCAATACCGTAATGGCCCGCCCCATGATTTGCTTTACCCGGCTTACCGGCGCATCCCGGTCCCAGAAGTCCAGTTGCAGGGTTTCGCTACTGCCCGTCTCGTTCAGCGTGTCGGCTGGCACCGCCGTCGCGGGTCCGATCGTGACATAGGGCATTGGCTGGTTCTGGTCCGGTCGATCCATAAACCCGGTCACCATGCCCATAAACGTAGCGTCATTGGCTAGCGCCGTGTATACCGCTTGCTGTACTTCCCAAAGCTGTATCATGCTGTTTCCGCTTACGCTTGCCGCGCCCCGCCGCCGCTACCGCACAAATGCAATGCAAAATACAGCGGCGGCACCGCTGGCATAAAAGCACCCGGTGGCAGAGATAGCCTTTGCGCTCCTCGTAGGGCTTGCAGTCAACGGCTTGTGCTTCCACCGGCATTACCCCTCGGCCCGCTTACGGAGGCGTGCCCCGCCGCTTTAGCACGCGCAACAGCGGATCGTTCAGCTTGGCTTTTTCGGCCCGGAACATCTCGATGTGAACCACCTCACCATCGCGCTTAATGCGGTACAGTGCGTTCTCGTCGGGGTGCGCCAATGCGGCAAAAAAGCCTCTGGAAAAACGTATGCCGTCGATCTCGATTAGATCCAGGTACGGATCAATCCTGATAAATGGCGGTGCCGGTAAAGACATATTGAATAGATTCATCGTTTTGGGTCACTTTAAATCTCCTGGTACATCTTTCCAATTATCCCGGATTCTGGCAAGGAATTTTGTGCGCTCCTCCTCAAAGGCGGGGAACAAGTATGGCCGCGCCGGTAACCCGTGCAACGAGATCTTTTTTGCTATCACGTAGGCAAACCCCTCCGGTATGCCATGCCTTCGGCACCACTCACGGATAGGTGCCAGCGGCGGAAAGTGCGGTCTGGCACCGAACTCGATAGCCTTGGCGTATTTAACATCGGTGCCAACGCTTTGCGCAAACCCGCTTTGAAAGCTGACAATCTTTATGCTGGCCCGCAACCGCCCGGTGTCTACCGCTTTCTGGTCGGTGATGTTGATCTTGGCCGCTTTCTGGATTGCCAAGGCATGCGCATAGATGGCCGCTTTACTTGCGGCCCCGCCCGCAATAATGGCGCGGTCGATGTTGGCCCGCAGTTCCTTGTCGCCGGTCCAGGTTACAGCGTCACTCGCCATATTGCTCCTCGGTTTCGATCTCCAACCACGTGTGCCGCTCCTCTACATCCACGGTGCCCAGTATTTGTAAGGTGCGGTCGCCGTACTTAATTCGCATCTCGCCCTTAAGCCCTTTTACATAGCGGATCACCACTAGGATTTGCTCGGTACTTGCCGTCTCCCCGCCCATAAAGCGTTCCCGGCTGGTGCGCGGGTGGATCATGGCCGGTACTTTAACCGGCGGCGATAGCGGTAGCCACTGGCTGGTGTGCCCGCCGCCGCCATCCGGTACTTTTACTAACGCCAGTATTTCGATCCACTCGCGCAGATCGCTGGCTTTGTAGGCCATGGTTCCCGGCATTGGTTAAACCATGATGATTTGGTACGGTCGCCACAAGTCATACACCGTGGGCGGTATAACACCGGCAACTTCAGCCGTGGTGGCCGCGCCCGCGTACTCGGCTTCGTACGGTTCGCCCATCCTGTGCTCGTACAGCATGGTGGCGTACTCCAGGATGCCCGTGCGCAATGGCCCCGGCACGCTCTCCGGTGCCTCGCCGTAGCCAACCTTGAGCGTAATCTTGATGCCCTTTTTGGGGCGGAAATAAGGTAGCCAATCCATAAAAATAAGGGTCCGCCCCGCTAAGGTATAAATCAGTGGGTCGGCTACGGTCGGTTGGTTGCCGTTGTCGTAGCACGTAATGGATAGCACCTCCTGTATAGGAGGCCTTGGTAGGTC